CATATCTTATACACCACTGTGCGTAAGAAGACTTTGCACCTTTACGTAATTTTCTTTTACTATTTGTAAACACAAAACGAATATCTAATTTAGGATGTTGCTTCTTAATAGCTATATGTTTTCGCCTATCTAAAGCTGTGAACATACCTTTTGTTTCAATTATTATTCCATTGTTTAATACAAAGTCAGGAGTATAGGTGCGATATGCAAGGTCTTCCCACTCAATCTTTACCTTTTCATAAGTAAATACTATCTTTAACTTATTTAAGTAAGTGGCAACAGTATCTTCCAAACCACTCCTATACCCATTCTTTCGTGCTATATGTTTAGCACTGTACGCTGACATAACTAGAAGTTATACCAACGAATTGTTCCGTTGTAGTTATCGTTGTCTCTGCTTAGATAACCTAACGACTTCATCTCTTCACGCACTAGCTTCTCTGCTTCTTTGCGTTGCTCTATAGCTACACGTAGCCCTTCTGTTCTACGCTCCCTATATTCTTTCTTCATTGCGATAAGTTCTTTTTCTTTTTCTTTAATCATATCACCTAGTTCTTCAATTGTTGTTGTCATATATTTAGCTCCATATTTTCTTTGCTTCTTGTTTTAGTTTATAACCCCAAGTCCATGAATCATAGTTAGGGTATACTAAAGAAGCTAACTCATGTCTATCATTACTGACGGACAAAAATTTCTGTATACTAAATGCTACTTTCTTTAGTTGCTTTTTGTACACAGATAAATTATCTAGTGTGAACTTCTTATAATCTTTTGGTGTAGCAAAAAATAAGTCCACACTATTATCAGGGTATGCCATAGAATAGAAAGCCATCTGTCTCATCTGTGCTTCAGTTGGTTTAGATGGCATGCGTGTTGTTGTTTTTAAATCTACTATCTTATCTTTAAATCTAAAATCAATGTAACCCATAACAGGTATAGGCATATCTTCTAGTTCTACTTCTACTCTTTCTTGGTAGTCTTGCAGGTCAGTGTAGTCAAAGTTGTCATCAATAATTTTGCCAAAGTTTTTTAAAAGTTTCTTTTCTTTTTCTATCTTGACATCTTCAAGGTCAAGTTTAAATTCAATGCAAGTGTCTATATATTTTACTTCCAAAGAATCAAAGTCAAACTTTCCTGTCTTATATTTATCTGCTAAGACAGACTCTTGCACTATACCTCTGACTGCACCTGCTCCACTGCCTGATTTAACACCAAACAAATACCTAGCTACCCACATAGGCACATCGCTTATGTAGGTATTCATGCTGCTAGGCGATAGGTAGTCAATGTTGTGTACCTCAAATGGATTATTCTTCTTCATTAAAAAGGTATCTCATCTTCAACATCAACAAGGTTCTTAACTACATCCTTATCAGATGCAGACATATCTGCAGGCTTCGCTTTCTCATTCCATGCATTGAATATGTATGAGTTATAGTTCTCAATCCATTGCATAAAATCAGAGAAGTGATCTTGTGTGCCATCATCTACGTCTAATACATCTGAGTTTAAGGATGCAGTAGGTAGGTAGTAGGAGTTACCGTTAGGCAACTTTCTTTCTTCAGAACCTAGTCCTATTGTGTATTGTACAGGTAGGTGCTTTCTACTACCAATCTTGGCTATGGGTTCGCCCATTATTTTAAATGCATCTCTGTTGTCTACTTCCCATATGAATGGTAAGTTTCCAATCTCCATTGCATCATTACCATCAGCATCCAATACTGAACCTGCTGATAGAGTTCCAATCAATACTCTTACTCTCTTGATACTCTTCAAGAGTTCCTTTGTCTTGACAGGTAATGCTTGGTAATCCTTCACAAAACCTGCAGGCTTTCCACAGTTAAACCCACCTGTGTTATCCTTGAGGTCAACATTTAAGTTATCTGCCATAATAGTCTTGACATAAAAGCCTTTACCTGATTCAGGTTTGACAAACTTCTTATACATAAATCTCTGTACATAAGGTCTGATTGTAACATCGTCAGAATAAAATACACTCTCACTAGATAAGTCATCTATCTTATAAGAACCACCATTGACTATGGCAGCCTGTGTTTTTTTACCCTTGACTTCAACCTCACCCATAATTGGTGAGTGTTGTATTTTAAGACGAGCAAGTTGTGCTGTCTGTTTCTTTTGGGTTAGGTCTACTCCCATCCCCATCTTCTGTGCCATATCGGCAAAGTTATTTGTATCTATATTCATATATATAAACTCCTTCTGTTAAGTGTTCTAGTTATATCAGCTAACATCCTTCGTGTCAAGCCAATTATTACCTATTTTTGCTTCTAATACTAATGGTACATTTAAATCTATTTTGAACTGTTTGTCAACAATTATTTTCAATCTATCATTAGTATTTTTTATTACACCAAGAACTGATTCAACCTCGTCAGGGTGTACATCTATTACAATACTATCATGTACTGTATTAACTATGCATGACTGCATACTGTGTAGTTGTTTCTCTATATCTAATAGAGTTATAGGAACTATATCTGCTGTCGCAAAGCTCTGCACAGGAAAGTTCTTTATCTGTGTAAAGTGTGTAGGTGAACCATTAAACCTTCTCTGTACATCAGGAAAAGCAAATGACCTACCTGATGGTGTCTTTATTCTGCCATCATTCAGAGCTTCCGTAGCCAATCTGGCATGCCAAGATGCGATTCCTTTGTACTTTTCCGTGAACTGTCTATAATACGTTGCTTCAGCAGGCGACCTCCCAAACCCTGTAGCTCCGTAGAGTGGTGCGAACGTGTGTGCTTTCGCTTCTTGCCTACTAATCTTTTGACCACCTTCAGTAATAACTTTGGCAGTGTAGTTATGTACGTCAAACCCATTGTTTATCTCCTTCATTGCTACTTCATCCTGTGACAAATATGCAGCAGTTCTAAACTCTAGTTGAGCAAAGTCTGCTTCAAGTATCTTGCCACCTTCCCATCGTGAAACAAACACACGCTTAACAGGAAACGTACCACCTCTTGGCATATTCTGCATGTTGGGGTCTGCTCCACTGAACCTACCTGTCGCTGTACGGTGTTGTAATAATCTAACGTGTAGCTTTCCGTCAGACTTGATGTTAGATGCTATGCCCTCAACGAATGAAGAGAGGTAGCTATCTAAAGCTGATAGTCTAATTACTTTTTCTAAGAAGTTCTCTGCTCTGTCCATATTCTTTTGACGAGCAACGGACTTTAAGTATTGAAGACTGTTCTTACTTGTAGTAAATCCATTAGCTGATATCCACTTAGCAGTCGGTGGTGTAAAACCCATACCTGCTAACTCAGATGTAGGAATAAACTTATATCCTAGTGCATCACATTCTATACATCTGTTCTCGTTTGCATAGGGTGTGCCATCCTTTCTAGTCTTTCTAATCTTTCCGTGTCCGTGACACACGTGGCACTGTTCTGCCTTAGTCTTTCTAAGTATCTCTGCCTTGCTATTTATAGCTAAACGAAACTCATCTTTTGGCATGTGAGAATTGAATGTCATAACCCAATCGTGTTTGTCTATAGGTTTTCTAGAATATATTAACCACGACAGTTGCTCAGGACTATTTAAATTTACAGGTGTGTCACCCATAAAATATCTAGTCTCTTTGTTTAGCTCTGTCTCTATCTCTCTCTTCTCTTGAGTAAATAACTTACGTACCTCATCAAGACCATCAACGTCAACACTAAAACCAACACGATAAATCCTAGCCAAACAAAGGGCAACACTATTAGTAAGAGTAACAGTGTCCAAAAGATGTTCATATTGTGGTGACTGTAGCTTCTTGTATATTTCATTTGATAACTCCTGTGTTGCGTGTAAGTCTGCTGACAGATACTCTGATAACTCATCAGGTGGTATGTCTGCCACACTATAACCTTTCTTAAAGTATTCTTTTAATGTGTCTTGTTTCTTTGTGTCAAGGTCATATCTTTCTGCACATAGCTCTAGTGTAAGAGGTTGCTTCTGTCCTTCTTGTAGTATGTACTCTCCTAACATAGTATCAAACACATCTCCTTCATATTTAAAACTAGACTCCCACAACCACATTAAATCGTGAACAATATTGTGTCCAATCAACACGGTTGCTTCATCAAGTAGTGATTGTATTTTATCGTAAACATTTTCTTCATTCATTCTATACAGATACTCATCACCTTTCTCTGTAAGTATGCCTACCATTACTAGTTCATTCCTCTCTTCAAAAGGGTCAAGATGTAGTTTACCCTCACGAGTTTGAACTGTATTCTCTACGTCAATTGTTATCTTCATAAACTCTCCTTATGTTTAGTCATATATATGACAGCTTTTTTAAGTCTTGTCAAGCTATCTTTGAACCCACCTAAACCTACGTTACAATGATGACATAACCAACCTCTAAATGTACCTGTGTCGTGACAGTGGTCTAACACCCAATTCTGTAGACGTGGTTGATTATACTTGCCTATCTCTTCTATATCTCTGTCGCATATAGGACATTTATAATCATCAGCAGGGTATGGGTGTTGCTGTTTTAGTTTCTTGACCAAGCTAGATTGATTTCTCATGCAAGTTCTGCATGTTCTTTTAATTTCTGTAGGTTTATCACTAGCATAGTTCATCGCACTGAACTGATCTATGGGTTGTTGTGTATTGCATTTAATGCATACCAAGGTATCTTTAATAACAACCTTTTCTTTTATTTTGTTTCCAAATAAATCTCTCATGCGTTGTACCTAGCTAATAAATAATCTAGCTCACAGTGTACACTACCGTGCCAACCTGATAATTTATTCTTGACAATGTTAAGATGTCTTTGTGCATCCTCTTCGTCTTGTCCTTCTACTTGTGGGTTCTTTGCTATCAGTATCATTAAATCAGCTTCAGCTGCTTTACCTGTACGTGACCCTTCCATCATACTCTGATTAAGTATAACCTTGCCCTCTGCTTCTGCACTTAGCTGAGACATATATAATATAGCACAGTTATATTGCTTTGCTATCTGTCTAGCGTGTATGGCACAGGCTTTGAGTGCTTCATCAGGTCTAGCATGTCCTTTGTAGGTGGCAAACTTATCACCCATATCAAGTACAACTATATCAGGTTTAGACTTCTTGACTGCTGACTCAACCCAACCCATATCAAGTCCTGTTGTATCCTTAATAAATATATTCTTACGCAAGGGTGCATATATCTCATTAGCTCTTTGCATATTAGCTTTCACCTCGTGTAAGTTCATACCTGTACCTGCTGTAAGATACCTTGCACCTACCCTGTGATAGCCTTCTTCATTACATAGGATAATACACTTAGCACCTTGTGATGCAAACCCACCCGGACCTGCTATGAGACTAGCATGGAATGATGTCTTACCTGTGTTGGGTCTTGCACCCACCTCAATAAGATGTCCTGCGTTGATACCCTCAATCTTCCTACATAATGTAGGTATGTTGAATGTCCACCTTGCTTCAAGGTCATTCTTATCTAGTAGGTTTTCTATGCTGATGTCATCCCACTCTATGTTTAAGGTAGGTGTGAAGTCATCTCCATACTGCTCTAACATTTTACGCAAAGGTTCTAGAGAACTCTGTGTACCATTAACATAATCAAATCCTAAGTTTGCAATGTCCTCTCCTATCACCTGCTGAAATAACTTAGACAATACCTCTTGTGCTACATCATCACCCATAGGTTTCTCACTCTTAACCTGTCTGAACATAGCACCATACGCATTCTTCTGTGCTGTAGTCATACTAGGATTACTAGAAAGAAACAGTGCCTGCACTTCATCAGGTGTCACCGTTCTCTCATATCTCTGCATAGCTTTGTCTATAACAGACTTTATCTTTTGTGCATCCTTACTAAATAATCTGTTAGGACACCTTGCTCCACGATGATCCTCGTAGAACTTCTTGTTCATTAAACTTCTTAATAGTGCTAGTTCCATATCATCTCCTTTAAATTATTAATATCTATTTCTTCTTCATACTTTAAGTCATCTGTTAAACGCAGTACCTTAGCAGTACGTACCCAACTTTGCAACTCTTTTCTTATCTGTAATGTTTTTTGCAGTGCATCAGGGTCTAGTGCAACTACAACTGTGTCAAAGTTATGGCATATAAATCTTTTATGCTCGTCTAATAAATTTGTACCAAGCAATGCGACACCTGTTATGCCATGATTAGCTACAGTACAAGCACTATAGCAATCCTCTACAAGCACACAACTATTGTCACCACCGTCTCCTGACTTACCATTCCAAGATACGAAAGGATGTCTGCTACTACCATATCTTTTCCACTTAGGTAATCGTTTATCTGTGGATGCACCAATTGCATCTACAACTACACCCTTCTCACTATCTTTTATTAAGAACACAGCCCTGTCTTCTTTAACATCATGCAGGCAATGGTCTTTCCATATCTTCTCTTTCCACGATAGTCCACCAATAGGGTTATGAAATATCTCTTCACGGATAGGTACAATATGTTCAGGAAGCACAAACTTATCCTCAACAGTAGGTTGTTTTATGTTTTTTATTTCATCTACTGTTAGGTTCACTCTTCTGTTACCACTAACAGAACAACTAGCTTTGTAACAGTTAAATAATATAGAACCCATACTATTAGTAATAGTAAAAGTATTTTTACCACCACAGAAATGGCAGTCCATTCTTTTTGTAGAACCTGTAGATACATCTACATCTCTTAATATATCATCTATATTCATTTGTTTAACATCCTTTCTGTTAACAGAGTTAATATCATATTTTTAACTTAAAGGCAAGTACCTCATAAGCAAATCTTTTCTAAGTGTGGGTGCATCATTAATAATTCTTCGTGCCACTTTAGAAAATCTAAACTTAGTGTAAGGTACATACTTACCTTTAATAGGTTTGGTTTGTGGTGCAATGTAGTCTTGAAAACCAAAGTCATTCTTCTGCTGTTCAAGAGTATGCAACAAGTTTGCACACCAACTATCATCTACATCATCCCAAGTCCACTCAAATATATCTTTGAACTCTAGTCGTGGTGGCTGAAGTTCATACACAATCTGTGCAATCACACCCACATTTCTATATTCAAATTTACTATACGAGTGTTGCAAAAATGCAACGACTTCAGCCCTTGTCCAAAGATTAGTATACACGTTCCCAAGCCGTTTCATCTGAAGACAATACGTAGTCTGAATAAATATTTGGTTGGTCTGTATTAGGATTTTTTGTTGGTGAAAAACTCAGTGACGTGTGTAAGTGATGCACCAACTCTTCCATCATAGCTAAGTCAGATAGTCGTAAGTCTTTACACTCTGAAGCATACTCTACTGCATCCTTTAATTTATTATGCAGCTGTAGAAATCTCATACGTTGCTCCTCAGTTACTAGTATATCTTTGTTGTCCAAGTTTACCTTGAATTGGTTCTTTGTATCTTTCATAATGCTACTCCTTTCATCCAAGTAGGTTGTTGTGTATATCTATATCGTGCAAACC